ACTAAGAAAGACATTCAATTAGAAATTGATGGAGATCTTTTAAAAATTATTTATGATAAACCTAATGACGACGAGTTTGATTATAGTGGCTACATCTATAAGGGATTAGCTAAGCGATCTTTTAACTTAGGTTATAAAGTAGCAGCAAAATTTGAACTTGAAAGTTTAACAGCAGAAATGAAGAATGGCTTACTTCATATTTTTATTCCAATTGCCGAATCTAAAAAGCCAAAATCAATTAAAATTAAGTAATAAGTTTTATTAAAAAGGCGTGTCCTAGCGCAATATTGTTCGTATATTATGGACAAATAAAAAAGTTATATATGGCAGAAACTAAATTACCCAAAAAGAGGAAATCGATTCAAACAATTCGAGATCCTAGATTAGATCCTTATTTTATTACTAAGGATGAGTATAGTTATACTATAAAACAAACAATTACCTCGGATGCAACCCATTTTAGAAGTAAAGGTAAAAGTAAAACTTATGAAAAATCTTTATATTACCATTCAAGCATGGGTGAAGCCCTAAATAAGATTTCCCAACTACAATGTGATAGACAGGATTATAATGATTTAGATAATTTTCTTACAGAGTACAAAAAGGTAGCTGAGAAAATTAAATCTTATACTGATGAATATAATAAAATCCACAAACAATTAATTTATAAAAAATAATAAAATGAAAATTAAAGCAATTTACAATGCTGTTGTAGTAAAGCCTATTGAAGCTGAAGAAACAGTTTATGGTAACATTATCGTTCCTGATATGGGGAAAGATACAAATACATTTGGAGAGGTTCTTTCGGTAGGAGAAGGTAATTTTTCTTTTTCGGGGGTTAGAATCCCTACTCAATTAAAAGTTGGTGATAAAGTAGTATTACCTACTCAAGGATTTACAAAATTACCATTTGAAGGTGAAGAATATTTTGTAGGTCCTGAAAATCAAGTATTAGCTGTAATTGAAGAATCAGTTGATTTAGAAGAAGTAGTAGCTAACACAGAAGTATCAGAAGAAGATTTAAAAAACATTATAAAACATTAATATGGAGAATCAAATAAATTTTGGCAAAGATGCTAGAACAAAATTAAAAGTTGGGATTGATAAATTAGCTGATGCTGTAGTATCAACTTTAGGTCCTAATGGGAGAAATGTTGTAATTTATAGAGGAGCAGGACAATCCCCTCAATCTACTAAAGATGGAGTAACAGTAGCAAGTTCTTTTGCATTAAGCGACCCAAGTGAGGAATTAGGTGTTTTACTTATCAAACAAGCAGCAGTTAAAACAGCTGAAAAAGCTGGAGATGGTACAACAACATCTACTCTCTTAGCTCGTGAGATGATCAACCAAGGACTTGCAGCATTAGATAATGGAGAAAATGCAGTTCAAATTAAAAGAGATATTGATACAGCTGTTAAACAAATAATTGAAACCCTCAGAGGTAATATATCTGAAGACATTTCAGGGGACCAACAATTAGAACAGGTAGCAAGTATATCTTCCAATAATGATATTGAAGTAGGTAAATTAATTGCTCAGGCAATAGACAAAGTAGGATTAGAAGGTGTAGTCCATATTGAAGAATCTAAAACAGGAGAAACGTTTTTAGAAACAGTAGAAGGAATGCAATTTGATAGGGGTTATAAATCTCCTTATTTTGTTACAGATAATAATACAATGTCTGCTAATTTAGAAAATCCTGCGATATTAATCCTAGATCAAAGACTTAATACGGTTAAAGAATTACTACCTATTTTAGAGGCAGTATCAGCTCAAGGTAAATCATTATTAATCATTGCCGAAGATATTGATAATGAAGCATTAGCAACTCTTATTGTAAATAAAATGAGAGGAACAGTTAATGTTTGTGCTGTTAAATCCCCAGATTTTGGAGAAAGGCGTAAATTAGTTCTTGAAGATATTGCTACCACTACAGGTGGAGTTGTATTTAGTAAAGATAAAGGTATGAAACTTGATAAGTTTAGTTGGGATTGGTTTGGTGAAGCTAGAAAAGTTACTATAACTAAAGATCAAACAACTATTGTAGATGGTAAAGGAGAAGTAGATGCTATTGAAAAAAGAATAGAGGAATTAACAACTCAAATAGATAAATCTACAACACCCTATGAAAAAGAACAGTTACAAAATAGACTAGCAAAATTTGTAGGTGGGGTAGCAATTGTCCATGTAGGTGGGAATACTGAAACTGAAATGTTAGAAAAGAAAGATAGAGTTGATGATGCATTACATGCAACTAAAGCTGCTATTGAAGAAGGAATTGTTCCTGGAGGAGGAGCTGCATTATTGTATGCTAGAGAATCTATTAACAATTGTAACATTGGGGCAAGCATTGTTTATAAAGCATGTGGTAAACCATTTGAACAAATATTAATAAACGCTGGTCATGATTCAGTTGAAGCCCAAATGTTAGGTAAATACCAACTAGTAGATTCAGGAAATGATACATGGGCAGGTTATGACCTTAAAAAGGAGAAAGTAGTTAACATGAAAGAATCAGGGATAATTGATCCCACTAAAGTAACTAGATTAGCATTAGAAAATGCAGCCTCAGTTGCAGGAACAGTATTATTAACTGAATGTACTTTGACCCAAGATAAATCATCAGATTCTAACAAAATGGATCAGGTAATGGGGCATGCACAACAGGGAATGATGTAATAATAATAAATAAATAAAAATAAAAAAAAATGACAAAACAAGAAATTTTTGAGATTATTGAAGAAAACTACAATATCTTAGCAGCAGAGAATAGTGGAACAACAAAAGCTAGTCAAGCGAGAGCTAGAAAAGCAGCCCAAGCTATTAAAAGGGTAATTACAGATTATAAAAAAGCATCTGTAGCAGAATCTAAATAATCTAAGTGGGGGAGCTTGTCTCCCCCATTTAATTTTCGTATATTATTATTATTATGGAAAAACAAACAACAATAGAAGAAACTAATATTACTATTGCAAGGAGGGTTCCTCCTGGTGATAAATGGAGATTAGTTGCTAATGAACCTGAAGGTCCTGTACATAAAACTTTAACAGATACGTTAGAAGCTTATATGGTTAAAACTGGATTTAGGGGTGAATATAGATTAGCACCATTAAAAGGAGAATTATATGCTATTTCAACTAAAGAATTAGAAATAGAAGAACCAGTAGAACAAAAATTTAGCATTTATGGTGAATACTAAAGAAAATAGTTTACTTAATGAGAAATACCGTCCTATAACACTTGATAAGTTTGTAGGAAACGAAAATTTAAAAAAATCATTATCCAAATATTTGGAACAAAATGATATTTTAAATCTTATCTTTTATGGTCCAAGTGGAACTGGAAAAACTACATTAGCTAAACTTATTGTCAATAACCTTGAATGCGATTATCTTTATATTAATGCTTCAGATGAAAGAGGTATTGAAACTATTAGAGATAAAGTTCAGGGGTTTGCAAGTACAATTTCATTTGAACCCATTAAAGTGGTTATTTTAGATGAAGCTGATTTTCTTACTATACAGGCGCAAGCTTCACTTCGTAATATCATCGAAACTTTTTCCCGTACAACAAGGTTTATTATGACTTGTAATTTTATAGAACGTATCATTGATCCTCTACAATCTAGATGTCAAGTACTTAAAATTGTACCTCCAACTAAGAAAGATGTTGCTAAACATTTACATTGGATTTGTAATGAAGAATCAATTACCCATGAAATAAATGATTTAGTACCTTTAGTTAATCAATATTACCCTGATTTACGTAAGTGTATTAACACTATACAATTATCAACTGTAGACGGTGGTGCAAATGATTTATATCTTAAACTAGACCAATCAATATTAGTATCATCTAATTATATAGATAAAGTAATTAAAGCATTATCAAATAAATCTAAATTTAATGATATTCGTCAAATTATAGCTGATGCTAATGTAAATGATTTCGATGAGTTATTTAAATTATTATATGAAAGAGCATCTGATTACTTACCAGGTAAAGAAGGAACAGCATCTATTTTAATAAATGAACACCAATATAAAGCAAACTTCCGTATTGACAAGGAAATAAATATAATGTCATTAATTCAACAAATATTAAATAATAAATAATTATGCAACAACAAGCACCACCACAACCACAAATTGATTTAAAAAGCACTACTGCTATTACTAATTCAGAAGGAAAAAGTTTATTCCAATCAGGAGTTATTTTAAGAAAAATTTCTAAATTCGTAGCAGGAACAGATAATGATGCTATTATGCCTATCCCTGTATTTTTTGATCCTACTAATGGTAAGATTGTAAAAGATGGTTTACCTCTAGAACTTAGAGAAGAACTTAAAGATGAAATTTGTTAAATGGAAAATATCTTTGATTGGTTAAAAGCAATTAATAATACTAAACCTCCTGTTGAATCTTTTACAAGTAAAGATTGGGAGGTTTGGAATAGTTATATGATTCATAGATTCATCTCAATGAACCCTGACTATATTGAAATTGTTAATTATGTTCAAGATTTACCACCACAAGAAAAAAGAATAATTTATAATGTATATAAAGAATTTATACCTAAAAATAATAAGTGGAATAAATATATCAAATCAAAAACTAAAGAACCAAACAAAGAATTAATTGACCATTTAAGGGATTACTTAAAATGTTCAAGTAAAGAAGCAAAAGAAGCAATTACTTTGTTGGATAACACAAAAATAAGTCGTATATTATCCAATAGAGGATTAGAAACTAAAGAAATTAAAAAAATATTAAAATGAGCAAATTAGTAAATATGTTACGTACATCTGCAGAAGCAGATAAAGCAAAAGCACTATTATCCCTTGAATTATTAAATAATAAACCAGTTGGTATTGGGGACCATTCAACCGGAGATTTTTATAAAAATGCCGAAGAAGCACTTATTATGTTAGTTGATGCTGATGATAGATTAGGGGCATTAGACAAATATTTTAATACCAAAGGATTGCTAAATGGGTAGTTCCGTAACAAAATATTTAGAGGAAAATGTAGGCCATTTTGGTAATAAAACTAAATCACTAAAAAAACTTATGAGCGACAGAGAAATTATGGATGGAAAATATCCAAGCAAAAAGATCAAAGAATTTATAGATGATGAAACAAATCAAATCATAACTCTTTTTGAAGAAGAATATC